GTCATACAACTTGCCATTGCGTCGGACTGGATCGTAGGCAGATTGGTGCTCGTTAAAGTTGGTGTCAATGCTCAGGGCATTGGTGGGAAACGGAATCTCTTTTGTTACTGAGTCTGGAGTAAGTACATACTTACGCTCAGTGTTGAAGACCCAACCCTCAGATTGAACTTGTTTGTTGACTTCCCTCAAGGTGGTTAGCACGATGGCTACCTCAGGGTTCTGCAAGTCAAGTGTGGTGACAGGTGCCTGTCCCACCGAGCTTAACATTTGATTAACAGCATCCAGTTCTGTGGACACAGCATAAGTAGGAGCAGGCATATCTTATATAGATAAAAAAAGGGGAACCCGAAGGCTCCCCAGAAGGACTTAGAAAGAGGTAGGTGCAGTAGCACTACCGGCGTACAGCTCAACGGCTGCAGCAGGGTTCAGGTAGTCAGCACCCATGGCCAGACGGCCAAGGATCACATCGCCCTGGTAGATCACCGACACGTCGCCGCTGGTGACTTGCACTTGAGGACCAATGGCCTCAACACAACCAGCAGCTTCACGTTGGAAGATAAGACCGCAGGAGGTGTTGAATGCAGCAGCACCGCCATACTCGTTCTTGATACCGGTGTCGCTAGCAGTAGCGGCTTCAATGCTAGGAGCGATGAAGGAACCAGTATTAGTAGGAGAGGTGACACCAGTGGTGCCGCCGTAGGCAGTACCGTACTTACCGAGGAACGGAATGTTCATCGACTTGTACACCTTGATACCGGCAATCTCGATGATGCCGTTACCGTTCTGCAGGGCATCGCCTTGCTCGTCACGGTTGATCAGACCGTTGCTACCAATCGCTTGGATCAGCGAGTAGTACTGACGGGGGTTCAGGACGCCCACACGACCGTCCATGCTCACACCCTTTTCGTCCAATGCAGCGGCTGCATCGTAGAAAGCGGAGACAAGGGCAGTAGCGTTGAAAGCATCAGACTGGTTGGCAGTGGTTCCAACGCGGATCTGAGTACCACCAGGCTCAACAAAGTTAGCCTTGGTGATAGGGTGAACTTGACGAGCACCACGTGCAATCGCTCGGAAGAGCAGCCGGTCATACTTCTGGGCAAGAGCATAACCAATCTTGCGGCTGATTTCAGAACGCAAGTCGTAGTGAGAAAGAACTTCGTCCAGCTTGTACACGAAGGCAGAGCTGACGAGGAGGTCATCACAAGTGATGGTCTTCTCAGCCACAGGAGGTGCACCATCGGTATTACCAAGGATGCTATTTCCGGGAGTATGATACTCGGCGGTAGTGCGACCCGTGTAGATAAACTGCAAAGATTTGCCGTTCTTCAGGGTACGCTTTTGAATCAGATCACGGGCAATCGCATTGTTTTGAAAGCCCTTGAACATCTCACCCGAAAACAGTTTCAGGTAGAGTGCGCGACGATCTCCAGCGGAGTTCGACGCACCCGGCATAGTTACTTGAGCCGGGTTAACGGAAGATTGTTGTGCCATTTTAAAAGAGAGAGTTGTTGTTGAATTCTCTCCAAAGCTTTGGAAAATTGATGGTCTATTTTGTTGTTGTGGTCTCTCCCACCGTCATCCGGCTAAAGGGTATCCGCGTACGGGCCAATAGCCAATAGAAAGGGGGTCCGACACTGAGGTGCCCCCAATCAATTTATTCTTCTAAATAGAGTTAGGTTAGTCGAGTTAATTTAACCCGCCCAACTCCAGAGTTAGTGAGACCGATAGCATCAGCCGCACCTTTACTAAGATCAATGGACCTACCATGAATGTAGGGACCACGATCATTGACTCGGACAACAGCACACCGCTTAAAGCAGACCTTTAGCCTGGTTCCAAATGGTAGTGATTTGTGAGCTGCAGTAAGGCCGTTTTGATTGTATCGTTCACCGTTAGCGGTAAGGTTCCCGTGGAAGCCTGGACCGTACCAACTGGTGAGCACTGACAGTGTAGTTAGAAGAGGTAGCATAATTAAGAAGCAAAGGACTTTTATATTGCTAACGCTTCTGTACCCGCCAAGACACGCGCAGCCATGACGGATCTAAGGTTTACTTTTTCTTAGCAGTTTTAGCTGCTTGTTTAAATTGTTTAGCAGTGGGTGCACCAGCAGAACCTGCCTTACGCATCTTTTCATCACTGCCTTTGGCAATACGCTCACGCTTGGCGTGAATGTTTGAATAGAGACCAGGCTTAGCCATTAGAACTCCAGATCAGATCGACCCAGCTTCTCGACAACTTCTTGTCGATAGGCTGGATCACGGTCATACCGACGATCACTCATTGCACGTACCACCTCTGCCTGACTTTGGAAGACATCATGTGAACGTGCAGGCTTACCCTGAATCATTTGACCTTCGTAACCCATAGCATCTGTGTACCGATAATAAAGAGCTTGTAGAGCAAGGTTAATTGCACCCATGTTTCCAGATTCAACAACCTGATCAAACGCTTCGATCTCAGCAGGAGCGAAGTTATCCGCAGCCCAACCAGTCAGTTGTTGATAGGCTTCTTGCCCACCAACCGCATTCTGGATTTGGCTAACCTCAGAAGTTGATAGCTCAACAGCAGTAGGTGCTTCTGGCTCAAGTTGCTGCTGATAGCGGAAAAAAGATTCTGCCAAGTCACGGGCCGAGGGGAAATTAGAGAATTGCTCCCAGGTCTCATCACTTAGCCCACCATTCTCAGCAAACTCAGCGTTAACATCAAATAGAAAATCAACGTATGGATCTTCGTTTTCGTCTTGCTCTTCATCCTTAGGAGCCTCATCTTCGTCATACTCGACTTCTTCATCAAGCTCATCATTAGATCCGAGCTTACGTTGAAGTTCAAGATATGCCTGTTCAAGCTCTTCAGCATTCTGGTATTTACCAGCTAGGAGTGCCTCATGATCAGCTTCTAATTCAGAACCAATAGCAAAGGATTCTGCCTCATCAGCTTCGATGGAGGACATCACCTCAGCATCGGGTGTGGGATCATAAGAAAGTGTTTCAGACATTACAATTATTCAATAGGTGGAGCCTGTTCACCACCGCCAATTACTGAGGCGATAGCTTCTTCGGCATTGGGGTTCTTAGATGGGTCAGCAATAGGTGCCTTAAGTAGTTGAGGTGCCTGTTGCATCATCATCATCTGTTGTTGCTGTTCTTGTGCAGCACTCTTCTCTTGTTGTTGTTGTTCCATTGATTTAACAAGGTTCAACACATCAATACCTTGAGCTGCTGCAAGACGTTTGATTGCTTCGTCTACATTGATGAACCTAAGCAAAGCTTCTGGACCTAGTGCCTGGGCAATAGTGCCGAGGAAGGTTGTCAAGGCTTCACGGTCTTGACCACGACCCAAGGCGTTAATACCAGCCACGATGGTTGGCTTAACAAGATCCTTTGGAATACGTGGTAGTTCACCAGAGCGTTGCAGAACAAGCAGCTTACGGTTCAAGTAAGGAACAAGGAACTCAACAGTCAGCAGACTGAATAGTCCACCAAGTTGTGCTTCAAGCTCCATCTGAGTGAGACGAATCTCCTCAGCTGTAACTCGTTCTGCATTTCTTGGATTCATTACCAAGAATGCTTCAGCAATACGCCGCTCCAGTACAGCAATCATGTTGGAAGCAGTAGCAAAGTCTGCTGTCTTACCAACTTGAATTACCCCAATATCATCTGGCCTACCCTGAATAATTGCGCCGTTACCGGCTGCTGCAAGAGTCTGAGGTTTGGTAGTACTTGAAGGTGATACCACGAAGACAACCTTTGCTGCTGCTGCAGAGCCTTCAACTAGAGCCTGAGCCAGGGCCTCAAGAGACCGAAGATCCCCAAGGAACTCTTCTACCCGACCCCGACCGTAGTTTTCACCATCAGCAGAGTTAAAGGTCAACACAAGCCAAGGGCTTGCATCCTTTGGTGCTTTACCTTCTGTACCTGGAATCTTCTTATCAAGGGCTTCCTGGTGCCACAACCAACGGTTGTTGTCTAGACGAACGTGAGTGAAAACCTCAACGTCATCACCAGTAGAAGACCCATTATCATTAACACGATTTACAGCCTTATCAGAATCGTGAAATTCCTTAGGCAGTAATTCTTTGCTGATTAGTTCTTTGGTGACGATCTCAAGTATGTTACCGTTCCCGTCTCGTTCTACGACATACCTATTCAATGGGTAGTTCTTTAACCCATCCTTGCCCATGTAAATCAGAGCATTGCCACCAACCACAAGATGCTTAAGGGCCTGGTGTACGGTGACCCTATCGCTGGAAGCAGCAATAGAATCCATAACCATACGCTCCATCTTGGCAAAGCTCAGATCAAGTTCAGATCGGACTTGTGCAGGTAGCTCAGCACCTAGCTTGTCATCACGAACTTGAAGCTTAAAGAAGGTGGTCTGAGGAGGTAGAAGCCCTAACATTAATTTAGAACTTAATGTGACTACCGCCTTTGCACCAACTGATTGCCAAGGTTGCTTAAGCGTCTTATGAGTTACACGCACTTCATCACGTTGGATGAGATACGGAAGTGTAAGCTCAGAACATTGAATAGCTGTGTCTAGAAATTGTGAACGGTAGCTGGTTAGATGATCGTACCGACTACGTGCTGTCATTTAATTAACCCATGTTAGGACCGCTGCCGGATCCGGTATTGCCTGTGTTAAGACCGATGCGTAATGAAGACATACCTTTATTAGCATCAATGATGCTTGACTTCCTGGAGCGTTTTTTACGAACACCGCCGTTGTCCTCTAGTGCAGCACCAGTTTCAATTGGAGCAGGTGTGAACTTAGGCTTAAGCGCAGCAACTACATCCTGATTGCGCTTTTCAGCTGCTTGCAGTGATTCCTCAAACTGACGTGCCTGTGCTTCAGCTTGACGCCTCGCACGTTTTTCTCCACCAAAACACATGATTAAAGTTCCTCGTTATTGATACGTTGGGTAATCCACTCGACAACACTCCGTTGACCTGACCGATACATGATCAGATTTGTAGGAGTGTCGTGGGTTGGATTTGTTAAAGGGAAAACATTCTCCAGTTCACTGACTAGAGATTCCACAGTCAAGCCAATGTTAAGCGTACTGTGGGAGGTTTGGATTTGCATGTTCAAAGAAGGCTGGCATACGTGCTCGCTTAGTCTCCGATAGTTCAGGCGCTTTGCCTTCATACATCAGACGGTCACTAGCATTAAGCCAGAATTTTTTATCGAGATATTTATTGGCTGACTTACCCAAAGGTTGCATCACCCAGTTAATCGTAGCAAGCCTAAGTTTATCAAGACTAGCTGAAGGAGTAAGACCAAGCTCGCGACAGACAAGGGAATTACCACTGACATGTATCTGTTCATCACGGCTAATATCCGCGCTTACAGTTCGCAAACCAGCGTCACCATTAAAGCGGAAGAAGGGGAGTAGAACAAAGAAGATTGACCTTTCAGCCACCATGGCTTTGAGGACAGTGTGATCTGGATGCGCCGTCCAAGCATCCCTAAGTCGCAACGCTTCGGCCTCAGCCTTTGCATCCACCCCAAGAGCGTTGGCGATGTAAGACAAAGCCAGATCGTGGTTTTCTTCGTCTTTGATATTGGATCGCAGTAAGTCCCGCGATAGCTCTGGAATTTCACCAAGGGCATCTTGTATAAAGTCTCCAACAGGTAGTTCCATATGACGCATGGCAAGGGCACGGAAGATTGTCTCCTCAGCACCCTCAACCAATGGACCTGCTGTGGTTTGCACAGGAGTCCACTTACGCTTTCTGTCTTGTAGTTTCTGATAAGGGTTCATCGTCTGTTGTCGTACATTTGAGCTTGTGACTTATGAAGATCAATGGCTGCCTTGTCTCGCTCAGCTTGAGACTTATAAATACCTAAGTGCTTACCAGTCCGGCGAAACTCTTTTTTGGCTTCGTCTACTGAAACCACTCTGCCGCCAACTACTCGTGGGATGTTGATGAAGTTACCATCAGCCTCAATACCCGTGGAATAGACAGTGCTGTACGACCCATCCTTGTTTTGGACTTTCGGACGATTATTTAAATCAATGG